TGTCCAGCAAATACCTCTGCGTCATCACGTGCATCTTGTGCTAACTGTCTTTGTGTGCTGGTTGTAGTTGCATCAGAATCTACCTGAGCTACCAGTCCATCTATTAGGACCTTTTGGCTATCTACTGCAATTCTGTCATCTGATACAGATTGTACTGAGCTGGCTATACCGTCAATTTGACCTTGTATCTCACTTGCCTTGGTCGATGCTAATGTGGCCGAGCCTGCTGCATTATCTCTTGCTTCTTCTGCTTTTATTCTAGCTTGCTGCGCTTTGTCTGCCTGCTCTGTTGCTGTAGTTGCACTCTGGCTTGCTGATTGAGCGTAATCACTGACATTATCTAGGTTTTCACCGCTAGACATACCAGCTTCTTGAGTCCAGTTTGTAGACATTATTTAACCCTCATTTTTAAAGGTGAACCAGAGTATTTAGCTCTGTTTGACTCTAGGTTTATCTGACTAATTGCATCCTCTTTGAGACCTGCCCAAATAGCTGTTCGCTCATCCTCTTTAAGGTATGGGGCAGTGTGTGCAAGTGTTGCGTATAGGTATGCATCAGGATGATATTCTAGAATCCAATTAGTATCCGTATCACTTACCAGTGCTGGAGTCTTAGCTCTATACACCATAGTTATCTCATACGGCATATCTGGCACTGGGTAGAACTCAAACTCACCTGAGTTAATAGTATATCTAGCTGGCTTGCCATTGGCTGGGTTACTTAGCTTTAGTTGTGATATTTCTGACACTGACGTTAATAGCAATTGCTGACCATCAGATGTATACATGCGTAGAGTTTCTAACCAGTCACCAGGTAATGTCTCATGGCTCTCATCTAACTGTAGAGTGACTCGCTTTTCCTGTCGCCAGTGATTGATTTTACGTGATAGGTCAGCCTCAGCTAACTTGATAAAGCCAGGTATTGCAGATGATAGGTCTTGCCTATTCAGTGTATCTGATACCATAGTTTTCAATTCTAAATATGTCATGCTATACCTTTTAATCCTCGTCTTATAGGCCCTTTCCAGCCTGATGGTGGTGCGTAACCTACAGCCAAGTATCTAAATGCATCAGCTGCATGAGATGTCCAGTCGTGTAATGGTCTACCTTTCCAGCTCTTAAGATTCTCATCCCAATCTCTGCGGTATTGACGTAAACACTCTAACCCTCTAGCAGTTCTATCTTCATCAAACCAGCATCTATTCAGCATGCCTCGTACCTGTTGAATACCATCTTCGACACCTAGCATTGGTGCCACTGTGATATTTGTTAGGCCCATATTAGATAAAACCTCTAACCTGGACTTGCCAGTACCCAGCTCTTTGACTTTTACATCATGTGGTAATATGTGCTGACTGTAATTATACCCTTTACTGTGCAAAATTGAAACATAGTGGTCTAGTGCGTGACCTGATGCCTCATAGAAGTCTATAATATGTATCTCTTTACCAACGTATTGAGCAAACCATATTGCAGTAGAGTCATCCATACCTAAATCCCAAGCAGTAACAACACTGGCATTAGCATCATAAGGTACACGTATAACCTGGTCTTTAATCGCTTTAATCTCACGTGCATAATAAGCACCATCCACATAGATAAGAAAATCACCCTCCCAAATATGGTCATACATATCAGGACGGCCTTTACTATCATTGATTCTTTCCTCATCTAGGACTTTTGGGAAAAATGGATTATCGCTCCAGTTAATCTCTACTATCTTGGAATTTTCTGGTGGGTTCTCTCTGAATCTTTTATGTGTAGCTGAGTCTTTGCTTTCTGGATTCCATGTGACCCATATCTCTGAGTCATCTTCACGGACTGTTGGAGTAAGTTTGGACCATGCTGTCTCACTTACACTCTCTGCCTCGTCTACCCATGCTAGTAGGATTCTAGCTTTTGATTTGATGCTGTCTAGGTTTCTGCGTAGTCCTGCAAAGGTGAATGCTATTCTGCGGTCCTTACTACGGATATAGTTCTCGCCTATCTCATAGTAATCATTGAGCCAGTCTACAGACATGATAGCGCCCTTAACTTCCTCAAAGGATGAATCTGCAATACTGTTCATAAACTCACGGCCACATAGTATCTGACCTGTTCTACCTGACTGTCCCCACTTGTATCCATTGACTGCTGCCATTAATGCAAAGGTTCTAGTCTTACCGCTACCACGTCCACCGTAAGCACCTCTATAACGTGCCTCACCTGTGAATACTGGTACTAGCTTATCAGGTATCTGGAGTTTGGCTTTCACTGCTTACACCCTCTAGTATGATGTGAGTGGGTTTCATTGAGCCATCACTACTGGTCACGTCCTGCTGGACCTTATCAGTGTAGTTATGCTTGGATAATACTAGCTTAGTAATCATGCTATTGAAGTCACCTGACAAGCCACCTGATAGCAGTTTGCGCTCCTGAGTGCTGTTTAGCTCCTTGAGCATGTCCGAAAACTGGTCGTGCAGTTCAGCCCATGCGTATATAGTAGACTTTGCCACACCTAAGTAACAAGCTAATCCTGCTGCACTTGGTATTATGTCTCCTAGTGCCTCATAGGTCTCTAGGTATTGTCTTGCCTGGTCGATTACATCATCGTTATATTTAGTAGGTCGCATTACACGGTGCCTCCTTTAGTTTATTCTATTTACTGCTATGTCGTAGTATTCTTTATCTAGCTCAATTCCAATAAAGTTTCTATCTAGGTTTTTACATGCTACACCTGTAGTTCCACTACCCATAGTAAAATCCAATACAGTTTCACCCTCGTTAGTGTAGGTCTTTATAAGGTATTCCATGAGTGCAACTGGCTTCTGTGTGCTGTGCAACTTTTCTTTATCTCTTTTAAACTTAATGATATTTAGTGGATACCTTTCTCCACTCGACTCTGTAATTGCGCCAGTTTGTTTTCCGTAGTTTTCTGACTTGGTTTTTCCTTGCTTGCACTTATACGGCTTATGCCCAAGTCTCATTTGTGGTTTATAAGTACACTGTTTCCCATAAAAAACAATCACATCCTCATAAGTCCTCAATGGCTGTTTCTTTGCGTTTAAGAATCCTGTTCCCTGCCCTTTATCCCAAACCCAACAATATTTAAACATTTTATAGTTTGAACTAATTAATTTGCTTGTGAATGGCTGGCTGGCTGTCATCACTATTGCGCCATTAGGTTTAATAATACGCTTTAACTGCTCCCACATTGGCTCAAGTGGAATGATAGAATCCCATTTACAGGCTGTCGTGCCATAAGGTGGGTCGGTTAATACCATATCAACTGAGCCATCAGGAATATCTTTCATTACCTCTAAACAGTCACCGTTAATTAACTTCATTAATCCATTCTTTCATTTTCTCGTTAAAGTTAGTGAACCTAGCCTTAGCTTGCTTATACGCTTTATAGTCACTGTATAGGTCAGTTGGATTAGCCTCATGTATCTCAATAAGGTTTCTATCCAGTACCATGTCGCAACCTTTAGGGTATCTAGGTTTACTTGTTTCTTTCTTCTCGTAGTCTGGGTATATATCCTCAAAAGGTATACCTAAGACTTTTGCTACATCGTTCTGGTTACATTTGCATACGAAACAAAATGCTAACCATGTGCCATCTAGTGCTTGAGTGACCTTTAAGTTACGGTCTTTGCCCTGATGTACTGGGCATGGAGCGCGATATACGCCACCCATTTTCTTGTAATTAGGTATCCATTCTATCACGTTTCACCCCTTTAGCGTAGCGTATCATTTTGTGCTTAACAAAGTTGTTGACCTCTAGTGTGGGTTCTTGTGCTGGTGGTTTCTTTGGTGGGTACACACCGAATTTCTCTTTGTACGTGTGATAGGCCCATCCATCAGAGTAACCCTTTTGCCTAGCCATGAATAATAGGCCGCTATAGAATCCCATCTTTTCAGCCATAGAATACTTATCAACCTTTTTAAGTATCTCTGGCGTTGTTTCAATCTCTGCTGTTTTAACTATCTCATACCCACAAGCGCATCGTAAACCTTTCATTAATGCATGGCACTTTGGGCATTCTCTTGGCTCTGATTCTTTTTTTTCTTTTACCAGTTTATTCTCATCGTAACGTTTTTCGCCATCATCTAATTCTTCTGGGACTATTTCCTCTGGGAACATCTGATGTCTTTGTATGTTACCAGCATGGTCCAGATATATAGCTTTGTCTTTACCTGGTGACTTTCTTGTGATCCTACCCCATCTCTGCACAAATAGAATCTTACTTTTAGTAGGGTATAGGTCTATTAAGCATTGGACCTTTGGACTATCATACCCTGTAGATAGTAATTGACTGCATGATAGGATAAGAAATTGTCCTTGCTCGTGTGCTTTGAATATTACCTGCCTTTCCTCGTCATCCATATATCCGTCTATGTGTACTGCTGGGATACCTGCATCGTTAAACATTTCTACCAGGTGCTTTGAGTGCTTAATGCTAGGACTAAACGCTATGGTCATCATCCCTTTTGCATAAGCATTCCAATTCTTTATCACGTCACCTGTCATAACCTTGTCTTCTTCTGTGGCCTTAGCCAGAGTGTTAACGTCAAAGTCAGACCCACCTGTTGGCAGTCGTTTAGTTTTCATGTTAGACACATCTACACTGGCACCTGCATAATAGTCTACTGGTGTCAGGTAGTCCTGCTCCATTAATTCCTCTGCAGTAATTGGCACTACTAGGTCTTGGTATGCTCTGCCTAGTCCCTTAGAGTATGGTGTGCCAGATAACCCCACAAATAACACATTGTTGAATCGGTCCATCATTGCTTGGACTGCCTTGTAGTGAGTATGGCATTCATCGACTATAACTAGGTCAACCTCTGGCATACGGTACTTAATGCGTCTTGCTAGAGTCTGAACGCTGGCTATTTGAATCATGGCTGTGTGGTCGAATCTTTCATGCTGTGCTTGGATAACACCTATATGGATATTCTCTCTATCGAATGCCTCAATAGACTGCTGAATAAGTTTCACACGGTCACAAATAAATAGGACCTTTTTACCCTTAGCTACTGCATCTACCGCAATAGATACAGATGTTATCGTTTTACCAAATGCACAAGGTGCGCCTAATATAATTCTACGCTTACCCTCAGAGTATGACTGTCTTATAAGATTTTTTGCTAACTCCTGGTGCGGTCTAAGTTTCATTCCACCACCTCGCTCAATAGATTGTGCGCAATATCAGAGTAATTACCACTTATAATCCACTCCATGAGCAGCTGCCGTCTAAACTTATATGCATCATCAGCAACCTCACCCATATTATAAGATAGCATTACATCAATACTATCAAATATATTATTCACAACTTCAAACACCTTGCCATCGTCTGCTGCAGTGCCTACATAAACACCACTTACATTAATCCGATAAACACCATCTTCTAATTTTGCCGTTGTTAGCTCTAACATATCATTCTCCCCTTATTATTCAAAATGACCATCTTCTAGCAACTGCTGAACACTGTCTACTACATAGCTTTCAAACCAGCTTGCTAGTTTTTTGCAGTCGCCATTGTATTCTTCGAATAAATCTTTAGCTGTTTGGTCATCTATATTCTCAGCACAATCAACTACTGCAGATTCTACTTGATAAACTTTTAAGCTAAATTCTTGTGCTATTTCTTTTATGCGCTTATCGCTGATAACCAAACCAGATAAAAACTCATTAATTGGATCTTGCTCAACCGTTGCAAAATCTTCTTCTGTAAGTAAGCCGCCGTTGTCTAAGTAGTTAGTCATAATTTATTACCTTGTTTAATGTCTATATCTGGATATTAGAGCATTACTTCAACATTTGCAAGCTAATTTTACACATTTTTTGTGTAGCCTTTCATTTTGCCAATATCTTGCAATTCTTTTCTTGGTATAAAATAGGTCTCTCCATAACCTAGATTGGTTTTTCTTCTTTCGTTAAATAGCTCTTTTCCTGAGCAGTAACCAAGTATTTTATACTCTGGTAGGTGTCCGCATACTCTGATGTATATATCACATGTCATGCTGGGTTTTTTCTTTTTAGCTACCATGTCTGCCTCATCACGATGAGACCATTTAACGTCTACCGTGTACCCGTGAAATATGCAATCTGCTACAGCCCATGAATCAAGGTCAAAGTCAGGGTATACGTTTAGGTACTTACATACTGCCAGTTCTGCACCTACCGCCTCAATGTTTGCCTGTAGGCTGTCTTGAGTTCCCATTTTGCCGTCTTTGGTTTTATTTGTGATGTTGTTGTTTTCTCTTGCTCTACCCATTTCTGTGGCTATGCGCTGCTCTAGTTTTGTGAGTTTTATGATCATGTTTTCTCCAGGCAATAGTGGGTCTTTGATAGGCTATTGGTCATACCTACCAACTTTAGCTATTCTCTTATGTGTATATAAGAACAATTTCCCACTCATATCAGTCATCAGCAACGATTTCATCAAATGGTCAGTTTGACTATGGCTCGTAACACCACCCTGCTTTAGCATGACCTGTACGCTGTTTATTCCCGCCTATCAAAGGTCGATATGAGTTTCTTGCTTTTGGGAGCGACTGCACAATGAGACAGCACGATTTCTCTAGGCTCGACTAGGTAAACTGGATGCAGTAAAGCGCAATAATGCTTTATAGGACTTGATAAAATAAGGACGTAAAAGTATAATTTTCTTTGTCGGCAAAGTATGCCTTGATCGTCTTTCTCAAGTCTTACTGGTCTGCAAACCAGTCGACACAAATAAGATTACATTACTATTAATGTGATGTAAACAAAAAAGGCCCTAGTTTGGGCCTTGTTCTTTTAACTCTAGTTGAAGTATGCACATCATCATTAAAGAGTCTGTTTAGTAGCCAGGCTCTTTTTATTTCCACTGAGTCAGTTCTTTCCTATCCACTATAAACGATATCTCACCGCACCTAACACGTACATCATCCATCCTTTGTGCATGGTTGTAGTCGCAATCTGATAACTTGATAGGTGAACCAAATGGATTTACTTGGTATACCTGATTAATTAATCTTTCCTCGGTACGGTTAACCCGTATCCAGTGCATTATATTTTCTTTGGTCTTTTCCATGGTTCAACCTATAAACTTCTTATAAAACTTAACATCCAGCACTTGCCCTAGAGCGACCATATTATGCCATAGTGGAATACTATTAGAATACGTAAAATTCTCAATAGTGCTAACTGGCACGCCTGATATTTTGCTGATTACCTCGTAAGAATACTTTCTTTCTTTGAGCGCTGTTCTTAAATCCTCAATCGGATCGCCCTCTATCTCGAACCCTAACGCATTTAATATCTTGAACATGGTATCTACCTTTGCGCTACGGGTTTTCTTTAGTCTGCGGATAGTGCTTTCATCTAACCCAGCTTTTCTTGCCAGCTCTGTAGAACCATATTCTTTT